GAATATTCATCACTTTTATCTGCATCTTTAACTTTGCGCCACTGTCTCCAGTCTGGACGTTCTTTCGCAAGTTCAATATCAGTAAGATTATTTGCTCTCTGGACAGCAACAATATGTTGATAAACATTGTGCGCCATCATAAGTGCATAACCAAAACTATCCCAACTAGTTTTACCTTCTTTGCCAATCTTGTTTAGCATGCCCGGCGCATAGTGGCAAATATCTGCGATCGACAAACGTCTTCCAATTTCACTTTCGAACGGGAAAGGAACATCGTTCCGTCCGGCCAACATCTTATTATCAGGGGCTTTATCCATAATAACTGACCAACGTTTACTTGTGTGTTGCGAGTTAGTATACACCAACCCATGTGCTGTAGCAATAAAAGGGCTTGCACAGTCGAAACTGATTGTGAAGTTCTCATTAATATGTTTCCTTACCTGTCTTTGTATTGATGTAAGATAACACGACCAATCAAGTTGCGCAGTACCTAAAAAGTGCATCCAGTCCTTGCCTTCTAGCATACCATCAAATTTCATAGTCATCAATCTACGTAATGTAATAGGCATTTTGCACATATTAGCACCGCCCATTGCCCAACCTTCGCATGCTTTGTCTCCCCATACTTTAGGATCGGAGAATTCTTTAACACCTTCGTACCACTTCTCAGCAGTATCCCAGTCTGATCCTTGTAGCACATTTAAAAACTTAGTTGCGCCTAGTCTACGTTCTAACCAATACTTGTTATTAAACCTTGTCTTATCTAAACAATCCTCAAAACTCTTAAGTCCAGTCTTAGGTGAGTGAATATGATCACATGCCCAAGTCGGAACATCAAGTAGCATACTCCAGTCTGCTGTTAGTTCAAGCCAATTAAGAATATCATCTCTAACTTTATTAGCAGCAGCACCTTCAAAGTTTAGCCAATCAAACTTAAGAACACCTTTACCAACCTGATAACCGCCTGAGTCACCAAGTATCATTGTTTTGCCACGATCACGTGTTTGCACCATTGCATCTTGTTCCATTGTTTTGTCGAGATTCAATTGTGCGTGTCCTGCTGAATACAATCCATATTTGTATGTAAAGTATCCTTCTTCTTCATTTAAAAAGTTCATACCTTCAATGCCGCGATCAAAACCCTGCGGAATACGTTCCTTAGGAACGAACTCTTCCTTACGTTGTTTAGCAATATAAGTGCTGAAGAAAGAACTAATTGCAGGCAAATACACTGCGTAGTCTTTCTGTAATGGTGTTAAGTTGACTGGTTGTTTCATAGTATTATTTAGGCCGCCTGTGCTGGAATGATATATTTGTAATTTGCTAATCCACTATCTAGTGTAATTTGAATAGCACCTTCATTACTGATACTCATCTTAGTGTTGTTTACATCTGCAATTTTTAGAATAGCAAGAATGCTCGCTACTGGCCAAGTCCAACCTTTATTAAGTGTACCTGTCACATCAGTAGCAAAAATAAACTCACCGCCATGTGTACTAGCATCACCAAAGATAAATTTTAAATTACCATCTTCAGTCTTTGCTAAGAATGTTGGATGCTCTGGATTAGCACCTGCTTGAAAACTGAATCTTTGTACTGCTGAAAGTGTTGGAACAACTTCTACATCCCAGTTAACACCTCTAAACTTTACAGTTTTCATTTTTTCATTAATGATTTCTTGATTCATAAATCTATAATCATTTTTAAAATCACCGTCACTGTTTTCGAAATGAATACCTACAGGAATAGTAGCACCATTTCTTTCAGCACTTGTTATACTAATTTTTGCATCCTTTTGATATTCAGTACCATCAATCAAGTATTTTAACTTGTTAAGTTGCGGCATACCAAATGTGCCAATCATATCCGGATAAGGATTATGCGTGTCTGCTTCCATAATAACTGATCTATCATCAGCCATTGAAAACATTCCTGTCTTTTCTTCTTCGCCAGACACTTTTACAGTTGTTAGAAAACCTAAGTTCTGTGTGTGGCTGACAATATCTTGTAAAATGTCTTTCATTGAATTCTCCTATACATTTACATTATATTTAGGTTTTGTATAAAACACAAGCATTTTTTTACTCAAAATCAAATAAACTGTTAAAGTTATTGTCATTTCTAGTTTGACTTATGTCCCATTCCAAAACGCCAATTAAGTTTTTAAGTTTTTCATCGATTACTGTGTTTTCCATTGTAGCATCATCGAAAGGCAACTCTTTAAACCAATCCGGAAGTCTTAGTTCATCTACCGGATACGCTACACTTGTATATCCCATTGGATTGTCTTTTACTTTACAAACAATTACTTTTGCACCGTCTGTAATGTTTACAGAATATTTGTCACCGTTCATACGTTTAAGTGTATTCCAATTAATACTTGCTCTTACGTGTCCAGGCATATTTGCTTTGCCTGCTTTCTTTTCTTTGGCTTCATATTCTGTAATTTTGTTTGCACGTTTAGGAGAGCCTTTTTCCCATCCAGGACGTGCTTTGAACTCTGTTCTAAATTCTGTAATATAATCAAGTACTTCTTCTTTTTCTTTACCAGATAGCACCTTTTCTAATACATTGCTTAAGAAGTCTTGTATTACAACCGGAGTATCAGAACGTTTAAGATCAAGACCCATTGCTTTAATTTTACCTGCTTTGCCTTCTGTGTCTGTTCTAAAACCTTCAATATCATAATAAAGCACTGCATAGCGTTTCTTTGTTATAAACAAGCCTTTACTTGCAACAATTTCTCTAGCAGCAGCAATTACCTCTGAACGCTTCTTAGGACAATGAAATGCTGAACTCATAAACTTACCAAATGTTGCGTTTGCATTTTCACCAATTGTGTCATACAGTTCAACTACACTGTCTTTTGTCCACGGAATACTACCAGATTCTATATCTTTTTTAAGTGTACTGTATGCACTAAAGTATGTTGAATCTGTATCACCATATACAATTGCTTTGCCTGTATGATCATATTCTCCTGTTACTATCTCATTGATCTTAGCAGCCATATGTTTGGTAATGCTACGTCCTGTAAGTGTAACACTTTGACCAATCCTGTTGTCGAAAAACCTACAACCAGGATTAAGAATAGCACCATACAAACTATTGAGTAGAATCTTTTTAACCAACTGACGCTTTGCCCAGTATTCTTCTTCAATCTTGTTTCCTGCATTTTGACTTTCTTTCTGCTTTGCCTGCATTTCTTTACGTTCTTTATACCAACGTGCAAGTAGTCCAGGAATAATACCTTCTTTTTCATACGTAAAGATTGTGCCGTTAGCACTAAGCATCCATGGTTGATTGCTTTCATAGATTAGATCATATATCTGTGCAGCACTTAGTTTATCACTGTCACCATTTTCCCAGTCAACAGTAATCTCTCTACTAATTTCTTTTTCCATAACTGAACTATATTCAACTGATCCAAACATACCTTCCCACGCACTAGCAAAACTTTTACCTTTTGCCATTTGTGAATCAATATGTGCTTTAGTTCCATCCTGTCTAAGTTGACCTACTACAGTTTCTGGACCCATGTTCAATGCTCTAATAACAGATGGATATAGTGAATTCAAGTCAACACTACCAATCCATTCGTGAATTCCTTTCTTAGGATATGCAACATATGCACCTGCCGCTGGCTCACTACCTGGCTCACGTTTCACTCTGTTCGGAACAATCATTCCACGTCTATGTGCTTCGTTAATAATACCTTGTTCTGTAACAGCAACAGCACCCATTGTTGTTTGTATAAGCACAGTATTTTCATGTGCAATAGTATTTGCAAGATCAATAAACTTTAGTTTCTTATCAAGTTTATTAAGTAGTGCAGTATCTTGCCTGTTGTATTCAATAAATGTTCTGAAATCATTGTTGTAAAGAGCATCTAGGCTGCCTTCATAAACAGTTTTCTTTTCACCTACTTCTAGTTCACCAATAGCATCAAGTCGATATGTATGACGTTCTTCATAGTTGTATTTTCTATAAAGTTCTAAACTGTCTACATGCACACGGCCAACTAAATCATATGTTTGAGATTCTTTACCAAACTTTTCATATGTTCTTTTCTTAGGATATTGATCCCATAGACACAAACGTCTAGTATCTTCTTTGCTTAAAACTTTTGTAATTCTGTTTACAGTATAAGGCATATCATAACCTTCACTGTTCCAACCACTTAGTACATCAGCATCTTGAATAAGATCTAAAAAGGCATCAAGCATATCCGCTTCATTGTCATAAAGTATAGTATTTGGAATGCCATCAATTGCTTTTTTCGCTTCTGCCATTGATAATGTTTTAGGCGGAATTGCTAAACAAATTAGTTCATCCATCCACTGCAAGTGTACAGCAATTGATGTAATAGGCATAAACGCATCTTCTGGACTTGCATAGCCACGCTCGGGATCAAAGTCAACCTCAATATCCCAAAACGCTATATTAAGTTTAGGAGCATCAACATTTAAATAGTTGTCTTCTAAACAACGATAAATTGGATTTATATCGCTTTCGTATAATTTTTTATTGGAATGAATTGCAAGTTCTTTGCGAAGTTCTTTTATGTTCTTTGCAGTAACACGTTGTAACTGGTCACCGTAAATAGATTGATGTTTGCCTCTTGGGTCTTTGTAATAAAAAACGTGTCTTGGGGAATATTCTGTAAAATGTCTTTTGTTATTTTTTCTTTCTACAACACGTATTATATCTTCATTACGATCATAGAATGCATCTACGTAGCTCATTTGTTCTCCTTACATGTCATTTGCGGCTGACAAATACCAATTAAGTCCTTTTTGGCGGACAATACCTTCTTCTAAATTACTTATCCTGTCACTAAAGTGTAAATGTATTTTGTGACTCCGTATGTGTAAATGCAGGACAATACTCCATTTAGCACAATTAAACTTTTTTCTTTCCATAGCACACCAACTATTGTCCAAATGATACTTGCAAAAAAGAAACCAAATACACCATAAATTTGATTAGGAAACATTGAAATCAACATAGCGGCAAAAAGTAAAACTGTTGTTCCTGCCCATGCCAGCGGTTGATATGGTTTACTCTGTTGTGTCATCATTATCTGGCTCAATATTATTAGGTTTTAAAATAGGCATACCACCACGATCAAAATAACGGCCATCATCTGTTACATATATGTATGATTTAATATTATGGTCACCTAGTGCCGATTTTACAATAATACTTTTTTTTGTAATATTGCCTTTATATTCAGAATAATCTGCGTTAACTAATCTAACCTTGCCGTTGTTATTACCATAAATTCTATCAGCAGGTTCACCGCCTGGTCCTATATGGTTTGAAACTATAAGTGTATTACCCATTTCGCTCATCAATAACTTTTTTGATATGCATGAGATGCTCAGGAACTTCCCATCCAAATACTGATGCTAAATTTACACCACTATTTTCATAGTCGAGATCCTTTATACCTTTCTTCATTCCGAAACCAAGGCCACCTTTTGTTTTAGTGTGCCTTTTAGGATCATATTGTGATTCATCTTTGTATTGCACTTTTTTAGTTCTCTTTCTTTGTTTTGGCATTTTTATAATAGTAACACAACTATATTATGTTGTCAAGTTATTTTTACCACCAACTTGCTGCTACACCGTATCCAAATACATTAACACAAGCAAAGTAAAAAGTTAGTAGTGTTACCCATGCAGCACCTCTACGTAAAGATGCATAGCATTGAGTAATACTTCCTACAAAAAAGAATGGATACACAATTAACATGTTTGGATCCATTGCTGTCATAGCAAGTGTTAAACTTGCTGCAACTGTGAAAATAAAACTAACTAGTTCAAAACCAAAAGCAATTTTATCGCTTTGGTAACTGTTAATCCAAAATGATTTTATCTTTTCCAATTATGCGTCATCCGCACGTGGTCCCGAAACGTCATCAGGCAAATTTTTAGTTATACCTAAAATGCCTTCAATATCGTTCCATTCTTCTTCATGCTTTGCCCAATCACCCTTGTGTGCAATTTTAATTGCTTTATTAATTGTGCTTGGTTTGATTTGTAGTTCTTCTGCTACTGCTTTTACAGTATCCTTAAGTCCTTCGTTCAAATCTTCTACTTCACGTAGTACATTTGAACCTTCGCTAATTAGCCTTTCTAATTTTGCTTTTTCTTCTGGTCCATAACTTCTTGACATATTATTCTCCTAGTTTGAGTTGTTATTATACATTATTACTAAGCGTGTGTCAACACTTACCTATAAATTTTCCAACCATTTTTATCAACTAAATTTAATATAAAATGTTTTTCTTTATCGTAATCGTGTTTTCCTTTGTTTCTTGTTTCATAAAAAGTCTTAGTTTCTTTAAAATCAAAACCAAAAATATTAACATTAGTATTGTTACTTTCGCTTAGATAATGCAAGATTTGTAATCCTGTTGATGGCGGCGCATCTAGCATATTCTGTAACCATTGTGATTGAAACAAAGGTAGTTTTAGTTGCTTTGCTTTAAATTTTACTTTCCTTATTTTGTATTCAAATTCTTGTTTGTTTGGTGTAAAAATAAGTGTATGAAACTTTGGAGTCTCAGCATTATATTTTTCAAAAGTGTTTATTTCGCTCGATGCTAAGAAATCCCATCTACTTCCTTGTGAGTTGGTATCAATTATTTCAGCCCTGTTAAATCTTACAGTAGGAAGACTGTCAATAATGTGTCCATTACTTTTGGAAAATATGCTTTCAGCATTACCTATAATGTTTAATGGTTGATCTAAAACTGTTAACATAAAGGTATTTAAGTCATAAAAAAAGCCGGCAGTTGATTACCGGCTTTAATTATTAAAATTATTTTACTGTTAACATTCTGGACCGCAGTTACAGTTTGGTTCGCAATTACCTTTGCAAGCACAATCTGGACCACAGTTGCAGTCTTTGCCTTCTGTTAAGCCTTTTTCCACAACGTCATACATTTCAAAACGTCCGCCGTTTCTTTCATAAAGCATAGCAGCGAAGATTTCTTGTTTATTAGTCTCTTCAACTTTTGTTACAGCAACTCTGTTTGCCCATGTCCATAACACATCGTCCATAGGATCAATGGCTTGCTGTCCACCACTTTCTTTAACTATCTTATACATGTCAACGAATGACATTTTAGTTTCTACAGATTCTTTAACTGGTTTTTTCTTTTTACCATAGGCACCTTCGTCCATTTCTTTATCATCGGACTTTTTGCCTTTTACCATGTTCTTAAACTTTTCTTGTGCTTTCTTTTGCGCAGCACTTTTTGCTTCAACAATTTCGCCATCCATGTCTACAAAACTAACTGATTCGTTTTTCTTTGCTTTGTATTCTTCCATGCATGCTTCGCACATTTCTTTAAGTTTCTTTTGATCGCAGTCTGGATGTGCTTCACACATTTCTTTGACACTCATACCTTTGCTGCACATCATTAAGATGCTTTTCTTGCTAGGCATTTTTGCTTTCTTTTCTGCTTTGATAATTTGTTCTGCTTCGTTAACAGACTCTTTCATTTCTTCTTTGCAGTCTTTGCACATCTCTTTTAATTTTTTCTGATCGCAATCTGGATATTTTTTGCAAATTTCAGCAACGCTCATTCCATCTTTGCAACATTTCATTACTTCTTTTTTAGATGGCATTTTACCTTCTGCTGCTTCTTTTACTTTTTCTTTCTTATCTTTTTTATCTTTTACAGCCTTCTTCATAGGCTCTTTCTTGTCACCGTCGCCATCGATGTCAATGTAATCTGGTTTTGCTGCTTCAGTAACTACTTCTTTAGCACCTAGCGCAATACCTGTTGATTCCGCCAGTTGTGTGAAATGCTGTAGATCTTGACCTGGCGTAGTAGGATCTAGTTCGTGCATTTTTGTTATAATTTTTCTAAAGTCCATAGTAGTTTCCTCTTTATAGTAAGTATTTATCTTCTTACCGGGTTCTCTCCAAATATGCTATTTTTCATATCTAGTGCGTTTACTGCTGTTCCGTCGCCTTTTTTAGGTTGTTTTACTGTTGGTTGAGGTGGTGCTTTTGTGCCCGACTTACCGCCCCAAGGACTGCCTGTATATGACTTTTTACCACGTGCTTTACCTGGACTTAAATGCGGTGCTTCAACACTAGCAATGTTTCCTGATGATGTAGCACCTGCTGTTGCTGATTCGCTTTTATATCCTTTTTCACCTGCTTCTTTCTCTAATTCAAACTTTCTGCGCATAAGCTCTTTCTTTAACTTTTCGCTTTTGTGTGTTTCAGGATCCAACTGGATATCCTGCAATGCTTTACGCTTTGCTATATAATCTTCTTTATCTTTAGTGATAGATGTTCTACTATCTTCTACAAATAATTCTTTAAGTCTCATAATACTATTTATCCTGTTGACGTTCCTCTAGATACCTTTTCCAATAAGCCATACGCTCATTAAAACTAAGACGTTTTTCATCGTGTTCCTTAATTTTAGCAACATAATGCTTAATGTCTATCTCTTCCATCTAATATATCCTTCATTACATGTGATGCTGTATTTGTAAAGAATCTTGGAGCAACACTGTGTATAATTAATGCTGGCACCAAACATTGCAGTTTAACAGCAGTCTTAAGTGCTTTAACCATATGCTGTAGGCCAGTTTCACCTACTTTCTCTAGGTGTAGTTTACATTGCTTACTAAACATTATTTCTTTTTCTTCCCGCTTTTCATATTAGCACACCAGTGGTACATCTTTGCACGCTCACCTGATGCGTTCTTTGCTTTTTTACGTAATGATGTAACGGACCCGTTACAACTAGCACCTGAACGTTTTACACGCCCTGGTCTACTTTTGCCTTTCTTTTTACCGTCAGCAAAATTTTCTTCAATGTCTTCATTTTTCTTGCGTCCTGCGCAATGTGCTTTTTGACTAAATCCTTTTGGATTAGAGCAATTAATACTTTTTTTGTATTTTGCACTCCAACCTTCTTCTATATATTCTCTTATCAGATGTTGAAAACTTTCTTCTATTTCTGCTTTAAGTTTTTTAGCAGTTCTTTCAAATTTATGATCCTTATGCTTGAACCCTATGCCTCCGGCACTTTCCCACGCTGCTATGTTAACACCATAATCGTCAATAAGGATATTAGGTGTGCCGTCGGGGTTGGTTGCATACTTCGCCTTATCCTTAGTTATGATGACTTCAGTTGGTGGAAAGAAGTCTAGGTTCTTTTCAATCCACTCACGCTTATGTGGTTCCGAATTAGGATCATTTGCTAGTGGAGAACTTAGAATCTTGTAGTCGCCTTTAACTTGTTTGATAATACCAAGTAGGTTCTTTGCGTTTGATGTTAGAGGAATGTTTAACCAAAATTTATCCTCGTCTCTAATTTTTTTTAATGCAGGTTCAATCTCGTCTTTGTCTAGTTCGCGCCAATCTTTACCAACTAGTTTTTTCCATTCGCCGAAGAAGTCTGCTAGAACTCCATCCATGTCAACATATATTTCTGACTTTGGATTTAGCCCTTTAAACATATCTTCATATGTTTTCTTTTTCTTTTTCTTAGGAAACAGTTTTTTAACATTCATATATTCACCACCTACAGGAACGTCTGCGGTAGCATTTTGTTTTGTAACAATACCAACACCTGCTGCTTCTTCAGATGTTTTCTTTGTCGGTAATCCTTTGTGTTTTGTTTTAGCAAAATCTTTTGCATCTGCTTTTGAAATATCCTTAGCAACTTCACCTGCTTCACCACTCTTTTTCATATCGCCTTTCTGCATTGCTCTTACAATGCCAAAAAATTGCTGTTGTTTTTTGCTGACTGCTTTTTCTGATATGAATTGATGCGCTCTCATTCTACTGGTTTCTCGCCTGTTAACTTAGGTAATGAAAACCATAACTTAAACCATTCAGGAGTTCCTGGTTGGATGTCATGTTTCTTTTCTAAGTACTGCTTCTCAGTTCCTGTAATAGACAAGTTTGGTCCGTCATATGCTTTCCAACCATGACGTTCGTAGATACCTGCTAACCTTTTTAATTCTTCTAGTGTCATTTTGTCTTAACATTCTTCGCTTTACCGCGTCTATTAGGATTAGGATCTTCTCTACGTTTTCTTCTTGCTGCTTTGGCTCTACCTTTTTTGCCTAGTGCATATGCTTTCTTTGCTGGCAAACATTTAGGCTTACCTTCGCCTTTTGATTTGCCTCCACAAGAACCTCTGATTTTTCCCTTTGGACCCATACGCACCCATTTATCTTTAAACCATTTGCGTAGGTCTTCAGTTACTGTTTCATCAAATATAAGTTCATTGCAATTAATACAAAAATCAACAGACTCACGTTTAACACAGTTTGGCACTCTCTTGCCAAACATAGTCTTCATCCCTTTCTTTTCATATCCTTTCCAGCAACGTGTGCCTTCTACAATTTCACTTATACGCATTTACTTTTTACTCTTGTTGCCCCAGTTCTTAGCACCTTTCTTACGGCACTGTACCAATGCACCACTTGCGTATGCACTTGGCCAAACTTTATATCTTGACTTTACTTTGTGATAACAAGCATCTTGTTTTTCTGCTAACGTATCAAACTCTTCTTCTGTAATTTCTTTGCCAACAGATTCTAGCAATGCTTTACTTACGGGTGCAACTGATTCTGTTTTTTTCTTGTTGTGCTTATCTTTGATAGCACCAATTTCTTCAGCACTTGCACCTTTACCAGCAGCACTTTGAATCTTTTGCATTCCGTCTTTGCCGTACTTTTTTACTCCGGCTTTGTACATAATACCTGATTCATCTGTGTTTTGATCTGGAACTGCTAGTTCGTTCTCTAAGTAGTGTTTTGCTTTGCTTAACATCTGTAAACTTTTTGTAACTTTAGACTGCCACCAGTGGGGGAAATCACTGTCTTCGGGTAAGTCTTCTAGCATTTCAAAAAGTTCTTTAGCATATTTTGCTGCTTGGTATAATTCTTTACGAATCATATGACGTTCGTCATCTACGTGTCCTATAGAAGTTTCAGATGCCATAGATTCTTTTTTATCATCATCATCTTCATCGTCTGGTTTAGGATCTGGGTCTTTCACTTTATCTAAAACATCATTTTGCTGTTGTGCCCACTTCATCATTTTCATAAGTTGTTCTTTTGTACATCTTGCCTTCTTACAAAGTTCATCGATCGAAGTTGCACCTCCTGGATCACCATAACGTGTAAGTTCATCACCAACACGACCTAGCACATTAGATAGTGCATCATCTTTGACTGTGACTGATTTATCCATTAGGATTCTTCCAATTTTAGAAAGTTCACCTCCTGCTGGATTTGTATAGATAGATTCGTCCATTGTTTTCCCCTTGTGTTTGACTTTACCTAATTTCATTTCTTTTTTCTTATCACGATGCGAACCTGCTGCGCCACTCTTACGTAATGCTTCCATGTCTCTCCAATTCGGATCTCTACTCTTGATCGTCTTTTGGTTTTTCATCTGATAATCCCATTCCTTTTCTTACAGCATTAAAAAGTTCTTCTGCATGCTCACCTGCACCAGTATGTTTTGTAAATGCCTGTAAATTATTTTCAGCAGCATCTTCTCTTGCTTGTGTTCCGCTTATTCCTTCAACACCGTCAGCACCGTCTTCTCTTGCGCCTGCGCTAACAAATTCTAGTGTTTCAAATTTGTACTGAATTTCTAAAGGTCCTTTCTTTCCTTCTGTTTTTCCATTGTATGCTACCAAACTATCATACAAGTTTTTTCTATCATCGCCTCCTACAAAAGTTGCATGTGAATAATTTTGTTCGTTTAGGTATTCAGCAACTTTAGTAATCGTGTTTAACTTTGTGTCTTCAATTAATTTTTCTGCATAGTCAGGATGTATTTTTCTTATAAAATCTATTTTAGTAGAGTAATCTAAAGGATTCTTTTTAGAATCTTGTGATTGTGTAGTAAAAATTTTCATATCGCCGCCTTGTGCAGCCATTGTTTTAAAAACTTCTTTGTGTCCTAGAGTAGGAGGGTTAAACCTTCCGAAGCAAAAGGTTACATGCTTATCTGTATCATCTTCAAATAATTCTCTAATCTTCATAATCGCCACGCTCTATAAACCGTTCTTGTTCACTGGCAATTTTTCTAGCCATATTGATTAGTGTTTCTTTTGTAAATTTATTTCCACTATCTTCTATATTGTATTTTGTACAATACATTTCTTTACATCGTTGTATTGGTTTAATATATATTTTGTATGCGTCAGGATGACCTGCATATTTTTTGTGTTTTTTAATTGCAGGGAACATTACATTAGATGTAACTTCATTATCGTTATCCATAAAGAATTTTAAATCTTCTAACCAGTTAATATCCTGGTTTTCTTCAGGTGCGCCTATTGGGGAAAATAATTCGTTGAGTCTCATCTACCACTTCCTGCATGACCAATAACGAGCTTTTGTTCTAGGACCTGGGTTATCACAATTGTGTCTAGCTCTAAATGACTTTCTACGCTTTGGATTAGATTTCTTAATACGCATATTAGGATCTCCAAAGTTTACTTTTTTAATGTTCTTTGTTTTTGGATCACGTACAAATACTTTAAACTTCTTTACATCACCACGCATTGGTTTGCCTAAAGAAACTTTACGTCCTCTGTATTCTGCTTCGTCTATTGGCAGATCTTCGTGCCATGGTAAGTATCCATAATATTCATAGAACTCATCACCTTCAAATGTTTGTTCATCTTCTTCGTTAGTATCCACTCCAGATAGTTCTTTAATTCTATTAAATTCTGCGTTTTCATCCATTTTTAAATCATACATTAAGTATTGTGCAAAACTTTCTACCCACCCATCATCATCAATTGTTTTTATAAGTGTTTCAATTTTTTCATCAGCAGTATCACCAGGAACATTTTTTGCGTAGAGTACTTCATCAGGGCCATGCGGTCCTGGATCAGTAAATTGTCTAAGTTGTGTGAATTCATCTGCGAATAAAGCATCGTCATTAATTTTTGCAATTAACTCTCTCAAGACAAATTCGTCATCATCTGAGCCAATACCTTTTCTATATAATTCTCTAAATTTATCTAATGCACCCTGTCCAGGTTTAATTTCATCTTCAGTTTGTGTGTCGGAATCATCAATGCTTTCACCATGCGAGTATTTGTTATCTGCATTTTTGATTTCATCCATAGCATCTTCAAATGCTGCTTCCATTGCTGCTTCGTGATCTGTTTCACCTGGCTGCACAGTGTATGTTGCTAAGTCATCATCTACTTTAGCGTTTCCGTCTGGTTCACATTCGCCTTTTAGTGACTTAGGGTCAACTTCAGCATAGTAACCGTGTTCATCGCTTTGTTTAATTTCTGCTTTGTAGTGTAAAGTTCCCATTTGCGTTTCACCGTCATCTCCAGTAAATTCAAATTCCACTTCACCTTCCATATGTTCTGGCATAAAGCCTTCTAACATATTAAGTTTGTCCAATAGATCTCGCATAGTATAATCCCTTTATAGATTTATACAGTATTTAGCGTAAAAGTAAAGTTTAATAGTTATAGCGAACTTCGCGAATTGTACCATTTTGCAGTTCGTATTTTGCTCTTACCCATACAAACTTGCCAGTGAATGTGCTAGAAACGTCATAATCAACAGCATCGTTGTTATTAGGCTGGTTGTAATATGTACTATCACCAGCAAAAGTGTTTACATCTACCCAATCTGTGTCGTCATCACTTGGATATTGCTCTAGTGTTCCTTGTATTGTTATGCTGCCTAAAAATGCATTAACAACAGTATATAACGTATGAACACCGTCACTATTCTTATAATAGCCAGCACCTATCTTCTTATCACTATACTGTGCTGAAGATGAAGTAGTATCTATGTCTTGTAAAAGTATATTAGTTCCATTGATCATACTGTATTTATCGGTTTATTATATATTTAAAAACCTTGCCAACTAACTCAGGTGCTCTTAATTGTAGCATTAGCAACGTACTTTCGTCTTTGACTTGTATGTATCTTCTATCATAATTTGTGCTAGTTTTGATCAACCATTTGTTTATACTTTCGGAAAATGTTACATTTGGTGTTTGCTTTGACAACCATTCAGCAACTGATGTTCTAGCACTAGTATTTAATTTGTGTGGTTGTAAATAAACTCTGTACTCATACATATCGAATGGTAATTTACTAACAAATATTTTTCTAGTACTGCTGAGTAACTGTTGCTCTGTACCCTCTTTGGGTTGGAATCTGTACTTGACGTATTTTGTAAAATTATCACCTAATTGGTCATATAATACACGGTCATTAGTATAAAAATCTACACAATCCATTTCTAGTCTTTTAGAAAAAGATTTTTTATCACAACTGGTTAAGAACAAGCATAGTTTAGTCCAATCTTCTGCATTGTCTACAATGTTTTGCAAAGTATGATCAAGGTATGTAAATCGTTGAGGCTTAACACCGTTCTTGCACATATCTAATAGATGTGCAAAATCATAATATCTAAGTGCATTTGACCCAGGGATATTAAGAGTAATTTTATAAATGTATTTGTTATAAAACTTCTTTTTAGTTTTCTTGGCTGTCGGCAGTTTCATTTTCAGATTTTCTTGCTGCTGCTTTTGCTGCTTTACGTTCTGCTTTAGTCATGGGCTTAGGAGCAGGTGTAATTGTAAATGTAGGCTTGTCATCTACTATATTGATGTTAACTATACCACCATCTGCTAAATCACCAAACAGTACCTTTTTACTAAGTGGAGTTTTTATTTCAGTGTCAATTAATCTTCCAAGTGGCCTTGCACCCATTTTTTTACTATAACCTTTCTTAGCGAGCCATGATACAGTTTCAGCATCTGCCTTAATAGTTATATTTTTATCTTTAACTTGTGCGTTTAGCTCACTTACAAATTTAGATACAATTTCTTTAACAACTGTTTGCGATAGTTTGCCAAATTTTACTGTAGCATCTAGCCTATTTCTAAATTCTGGTGCAAAAAAGTTTTTTACTGCTTTCTCGTCCTCATCATACTTTTCTAGATCGTCAAACCCAATAGTGTTATTTTCATTGTCTGCAGCACCTAAGTTACTAGTCATTATTAGTATTGTGTTTCTTCCATCTGCTTGTTTACCGTTTGATCCAGTAACAAAACCGTTATCCATAAATTGTAACAATATATTAGAAACGTCTTGGTGTGCTTTTTCTATCTCGTCAAGCAACAGTATTGAATTAGGTGTTTCTTGTAATTTTGTAATTAGTTGTCCTGCATTTTCTTCATAGCCTACATATCCTGGAGGTGCACCTATCAATCTGGCTACACTATGTTTCTCTTGATATTCACTCATATCAAATCTAATAAGTGTCATTCCCATTTTATCAGCAAGTTGTTTTGCTGTTTCTGTTTTACCACAGCCAGTTGGCCCTAAGAATAAAAATGAACCAATAGGCTTATCTGGAGATTTTAAGCCAGCCTGTGCAACAAAGATTTTATCTAGTAATTTATCAACTGCATCATCTTGCCCAAATATTGCAGACTTCATAGCAGGTTCAAGATTTTGTAAATTTTTACTTTCTTTCTGTGCTACTGTTTCTAAAGGCATTTTTATCATTTTAGATAATTCATAAGTCACCTGTTCAACATCTACTATCTGTTGTATACCTTCTTCAACAGGATCATCATGCAACTTATATCTAGCAGATGCACAGTCTATAATATCAATTGCTTTGTCAGGAAGTTTTTTATCTGACATATATTTAATAGACAATTTAACTGCTTGTTCTATTGCTTCATTTGTAATACCAACATTATGATATTGTTCATAATATTTTTTTAATCCTTTTATAATTTTAATAGTGGTTTCTTGTGTAGGCTCATCAACAGTTACACGCTGGAATCTACGCATTAAAGCACGATCTTTTTCAAAGTATTTTCTGTATTCTTCCCAAGTAGTAGAAGCAATTACTTTCATTCCGCCTTTTCCAAGTACAGGCTTTAACATGTTTGCTAAGTCGTTTGAACTTTGACTAGCAGTTCCTGCACCAGACATCATATGAGCTTCGTCTATGAACAGTATAATATTTCCTTTTCTTTCTAATGCACTTAATACTGCTTTGATTCTTTCTTCAAAGTCTCCTCTGTATTTAGAACCAGCAACTAAAGAACCTATATCTAAATTATATACTGTGTGATCTTGAATAAATTTAGGAACTTTCTTTTCATGAATCTTACGTGCTAACCCCTCAGCAATAGCAGTTTTACCAACACCTGGATCACCTACCATTAATACATTTGATTTTGTTCTACGTGCTAAAACTAACGCAATATCTTCCAGTTCAATATCTCTTCCAATTACAGGATCTATTCTTTTTTGTTTTGCTTTTAAAGATAAATTATCACAAAATTGATTTATAATTTTGTCAAGTTGATCGTTTGTTAAAGGACCTGATCCGCTTTCGTTTTCAAAAAACTCATCTTCTTCTATAAAATGTTTTTGGAAATGCTGTACAAATTTCTCTTTAGTTATTCCACCTTTTGTTAAAAAGTAAAAAGCAAAACTATTCTTCTCAGATAATACGCTTACTATAACATCAGCAATTTCCATTTGATTTCTGCCACTAAACAAAACCTGTGTAAAGCATCTATTAAGCACTCTTTCAACACTGTTGGTCTTTTTTGGCAGTAGATTTTGTTGGTCAGCAATAATATCTTTAAGATTATTTTTCAAATAGTGATCTAAATTAGATTTAATATAATCTACATCTGCTCCAAATGCCTTAAGGCCAGCGGCTGATTCTTCGTCAGAAACAATTGCAAAAATTAAATGCTCTAGTGTAATCAATCTATGCTTATAACTTTTAGTAATCTCTACAGACTTATCAAATATATTTTGTAATTGCTTGCTTGGCTCAATCATTTTTTAATTTTTTCCTTAACTTTTTTAATTTCTTTAATGCTAATTGTAACTTCAACCGACTCACTCTGTCAACAAAACAAATGCCATTTAGGTGATCAAACTCATGTTGAAAACATTTTGCAAGATAACCTTGTATTTTTCCTTCCTTAGTTTCCCCTTTTGAATTTTGCCATTGTCCTACAATCCATGCAGGTCTTGATACTTTTATAAGTAAGCCAGGGTAACTTAAACATCCTTCTGTATCTAACACAAGTTCTTTGCTGGCTTCTAGTATTGTTGGATTAAACAACGCAAATGGTTTAGGAAAATTTGGAATATCATTGCTGCCCATTACAAAAACTCTTTTTGTTAAATCTATTTGATTAGCAGCAAGGCCAATTCCTTTATTATGAATCATAAAATTACACATATCCCATTCTAATTTTTCTGGGTCGTATTTTTCTTTGCCGAATTCCCACACATCACTTTGCTGGTTAAGTGCTTCGTGTAAGCCTAACTTATAATCTATGTCTAATTTATATTCCATTTTTTGTGTTTCTTAATATATTTTTTTGGTGTTCGGTATATCTAGGTATATTTGCTTTTATTCTTATTTGCAAATTACCTCTAATTTTTGTATTAATATTAGGTAATCCTTCTCCTTTACAACTTAGTAAAGTATCAGGTTGTGTGCCTGAGGGTATATTAATTTCAATGCTTCTATTATCTAACGTGATAACTTTTGCTTTTGAACCTAACATTAGATCCCATACATCAACTTTTACTTCACATAGTATATTATCTCCGTAGCGTTGGAACCTATTGTGATTCCGAATGCGTATTTGCACATTTAAATCACCTGGAGGTACATTTGGTATATTTTGTTCTCCCATACCTCTGTATCTTACTGTTTGTCCGTGTTCTACACCTTTTGGTATGTCAACTGTTACAACTTTTGTCCTGCCTGTAGGAAGTTGTATTTCCATGCCTATAGTTTTACCGTGCAAAACATCTTCTAGTGAAACATCAACAGCGACATTTATTGGTCGATTGGCTGCTCTTCTAGATTGCCCTCTTCCGCCAAAAAATGATTCGAATATGTCGTCCATTCCGCCACTAAATGGAGATCCGTTAAAATTGAATTCAAAATTTTGTGAATTGTATCTACGCTGATTAGGATCAGTAGTTCCAAACTGATCATACATTTGTTTCTTTTGAGGATCGTTAAGTGTTTGGTATGCTTCGTTTATTTCTTTAAATTTGGTATCGTTGCCACCTGTACGATCTGGATGGTGGGCCATAGACTGTTTTTTATAAGCCTTTTTTATTTCTTCTTGGCTTGCATTTCTGCTTACGCCTAGTGTTGAATAATAGTCCATGGTTTACAGGATCCTCCTTAAGCAATCCTATAGTATTTACTCTATTACAACTGGGTGCGGAAATTTTTTACTTGTCTGATTTAGATTTGGATCCTGTATATAATCCAAACCAAGCAGCGCCAGCACCAACCACAATACTAATCAAACCTGATTGTTCCATTGTAGGAGCCGCTAATTCCATATACCAAATGACACATTTGTATAACAGTACAATATAAACAGTTAAAAATAATCTTGGAAAGATTCTCCAAGCATCAACTGCTCTTGCTAGGTGTATCAATTTTGCGTATGGGTTCACACCTAGGTCTTTAACACTAGTGTCAACTTCTAAGTCTACTTTAATTTTTTGTTTAGGTTCTGCAACCTTTACATCATCGCTCATTACTTTTTACCCTCTAATGTTTTAATACGCTTTTCTAATTCGTCTATTTTTTTAGTTACGTATGGATATTTTTTACGCCAAGCATCTTCCGGTTGCTGTAACCAAGTCCACCCATATCGTTCTACTAAAAAATCTGCTATGCGATCAAAATGACCATATAACCATAAACCTATACGTGTGCTTTTAAAATATGTTGAAAATGCTAAACCGAATAGCGAACCTACTAATGCTGTGTAAATCCATAATCTATCGCTAGCCATCCTTTCAATCATTTCCCACATATTCGCTCCTTTGTTTTATATACGTATTTATTCAGATTTAGGTTTATCTACAGGCTCATAGTACTTGCGATACTGATCTAACGTTATACCTTGTTGTATCATGTAAGCACGAATTTGTGCAAAGTTTTTAGATAGTAATTCGTAATCTTCGTCGCTTAATCCAAACAGAACAGGATCTTTACCTTGCTCTTTCAATTTTGAAAATACTTCTTCTGCATTTTCCGACGTGATAATAATCCAACGAACCTCTTCTAATTTAGGTGTTTCAGGATTAGGAAGATTAAGAGGTGCTCGTTCTACTTCTGTCTTGAATACATCTAACTTAGATACTGTACTACAACTAGTAAGGGACGTAGTTAGGATTAGCAAGACTAGGACACTCAGAATTGATTTGAGACTTCTTAGTTGCATTTTTCTCTTTCTCCGTTAAAGGTGCGCCCATTGCAATTTCTTGACATCTCATTGCATTGGTACTTCCTTTGTTAATTATTTTCTCGACGGACTCAGGCCTTTTAGTTGCTAGATCACCAATATCACGCACTTCGCCTTTTCCGTTTATTTTATTAAAGCGTTTATCAAGTGCTGCAAATTCAGTTTTTAATACTTGATTCTGCTCTTGTAGCTCTTGATTTGCTTCTAGTATTGCAGTAAAATCTTTTTTCTGCTGTTCAATTACAGATTGTTGTTCTGCCACGCTGTCTAATAGTTTGGCATTGTTTGCTTCGCTTACTGCTAAATCAGACTTTAATGTCTTGACATACATAAAGCCGCCGCCTGCACCAGCCAACATAATTACAATCATTGCTATTTTAATTGATCCAAACATTATGCTTCTACCAGTTTAATAAAATCTCCAACAGTTTGAACGTTGGCTTCGTCTTCGCTTGAAATGCTTTTACCTGTTGCTTCTTGTATAGCAATTGTAAGTTCAACGATATCAAAGTCGTCAGCACCTAAATCATCTATTAAATGTGCTGTTGGTACAACTTTAGATTCATCAATACCTAAGTGATCTGATATTGCTTTAATTACTTTGTTCATCGTTTTCCTCTTGGTAACGTGGATAGGTACAAACAACTATTTCTAAGGGTTTGTTATCTCCGTCCATAAATGTCTCTATTAATCTGCCTTCGTGTTCTCTTCCGCAGTTTTGGCAAACTTTGCTCATATCATTTTGATAGCGGCTTCAGTTGTTTCATTTACTCTGCGTGTCCAACCTCTTCCGAAAGTTTCAAATGTGCTTAACTTTTCGTAATAAGACTGACGTGCTTCTTGGAAGTCTCTAATTGCTTTCTCAACACCTTCTGATTCAATATAGTTTCCTAAAGCCTTAAGTGTATTAGGACCAATACCGCCATCAGCAACTGTGCCGATCATACGCTGTAGATACTTTGCAGAACGTCCTGTTCCAGCATTAACTCCAAAATCAAATACACATAAATCTAAACCACTAGGAATATCATCGCACTTCATGCGACCCCAATAGTTCTTTTCATAGATTGGCGCAACGTCTTCGACTGTCAAGTCTTTCATATTTTTTGTGCCGCCGAAATCTTCGTAAACTCTTTTTGTAACACCAAGGTTAGTTTCACCACCTGGGTCTTTAGGATGATTAACGTATCCACCCTCATGATGTAATATCATATCTAAACATGCTTGATAATTTTCTTTTGCCATAATTTATATCCTTTTTAAAACCATTGACTTTGATTCGTTGGTAAACAGAAATCTGTCACCAAATTTAGTAATGTTATAGTCTCCCATAACTTTTGTTAACCAAAAGATTTCAGCGGTAGCATTGTCATCTACTTGAATATCTTCTAGTCCTTCGCTAAGTTTGTCGTCACCTTCGCTAACTATCTCAAACTCAACCGAAACATCAAACGGTTTTAGAATTGTTATCTTGTTATTTTCTAAAACTAAATCGTCCATTAACGTTTTATTGAAGAAACTCTTAACTTCATCTGTTCTGAATTTGTTCATTACCTGTTCGTACATTTTTTTATCTGACGGAATCTTTCTTAAATTTTCTGTAGTAACAGGCATACTATCTTTATTCTTATAATAATTAAATTTCCAGTCTGAGATATTCGTTAGTTTGCTTACACCAAAAAGCATTTCCATAATATTTTCTGCAAGTTTACTATTTCTTTCAACTTCAACAAAAATACTATATTCACCTTTTTTATTTTCTCCTGCACTAACATCAGCATCTAAAACAAATGGATATCCTTTTTCTATAAACTCCATAAAGTCTTTAGCAGGATGTCTATCTTTTGCTTGAAATGTAACTACACAAACATCTGGATCTTCTCCCATTTTAGATTTATGAATGTCTATTTCCATAAGAGGATAAAACATGTCCTCTAGATCATTCTTTCTTAGTCCTTCTTCTAAAACTTTATTGTGCTGCTTCATCTGGTGTTTCCTGTGCAGTTTGTTCTACCGGTTCTGGATTTTTAACTTGTGCTGTATTACTTAATATATCTTGAACTTTATTCTTGTCAAGATTAGTATAACCTCTGTCAACATTTTTCATCAGTGTTTTAGGCATTCTAATTTTTACCATCCAAACTTCTTCTATGTCAACTTTACCTTTACGTGTACCTGGTCTTATATCGTCAGGTGTTTTAATCTTCCTAACTTTAGACATTGCTGATTCAGCGTATGCTACCTTACAACCATACTCTAATAGTCTTTTACCACCAGCAGGTTCAGGCATTTTATCTTTAGGCCACATAAATGTGCATTCTATAAAATATCTATCTTCTTTTGGACCAGCGGCTAATTCACCGTCCATCCAGTTATCAAATACATAAAGATCAAGCTCATCTACGACACGCTCGAAATCTTTAAGTAAGTTTAAACTATTGTTAGAACCATAAATTTGTTCTATATTTGATATAACGTCTTTTATGCTGGCCATATTAGTCTCCACAAGTATTTATCGTTTTCTTTATGTTATGCTATTATTTTTTATCTGCGAACTTAAATAATAGTATGTTCGATAACGGACTTTTTACATTTTGTACCCACCCTCATTCCGTTGTTGAGCAGACTTTCACTAACGGAGGAAAACCCCTAATATGAAGAGAAAAAACAAAGCCCATGCGGCACATAACGCAGCGTACAACAACATAGTTAATATAAACTCACATAAATCAAAGAGAAACGAGGTAGTTCCCAAAAACCTAAATCAGAAATTTTATCTACAAAAATTAGACAACAAGGACAAGCATATAGTATTTGCTATAGGTCCTGCTGGCACAGGTAAAACAATGATTGCAGTTCAATGGGCAATTAACGAATTTCGAGACAAATTATGTAACAAAATTGTAATAACTAGACCTGCAGTTTCAGTAGACGAAAGTCATGGATTTTTGCCAGGAGATTTAAATGAAAAAATGGCACCGTGGACTCGTCCTATTTTTGATGTTTTTTCGGAAAACTTTTGCCAAGCAGAAGTAGAAAGACAACTAAGAGAAGGAGTAGTTGAAATTGCTCCATTAGCATACATGAGAGGTAGAACGTTTAAAAACTCCGTAATTATTGCGGATGAAATGCAAAATGCTACACCTAGTCAAATGAAAATGCTTTTAACTAGGTTAGGTGAAGGATCTAAGATGATTGTAACCGGTGACTTACATCAGGCAGATAGGCCTAGTAATAACGGTTTATTACAGTTCCTTGAGTTGTATAACAACTTTAATAATCATCAGTTTGTGGATATCTGTAAGTTTACAAGAGCAGATGTAGAAAGACATGAAGCGGTAAAAGAAATTCTAAGTATATACGGAGATAGTTAAGTTTTAACTTTAATTACTTAGACACCGCTGGCTATAAAAGGTTACCTTAAAGACAGTGTATTTTCTGTCTAATAGTTTCTATAAGGTTTCCTAATCCATTTCTGCGTTGCGGTGTTAATAATTGTTGGATATTAAGTTTTTCAAAGTCTTGGAATGTAATTTGTTTTGCTTCTGCAACAGGTATGTCTGAAAAACAATCTGCTACTATACTGGTGATGCCTTTTGTTATCATCGCATCACTATCATAATAAACTTGAACGTTGCCTTCAACAACGCCCACGTCTACCCATATCTGACTTATACATCCTCCTATAAGTCTATCATCAGTTCTAAGTTCTTTAGGTAATGAAGTTGCTTTTTTTGCAAGGTCCACTAGATATGCTAATCTATCTGTGCCTTCTAGTAAGTTTAAATCTTCCGACCACTTATCTAGTTTCATTTCCTAATTTTCTTTACGAGTAATGGCAAGTATACAAATACTGCGACTATACTCCAAAAGGTTGCAAGAACTGTGGCGTAGAACTTCCAGTTAGAAATATCTATTGCTACGCCTAATATAACACCACCGATCCATACATAATCAAAGAAAGCATGAAAACGCTTCCAATTACTACCATACTTGGCCATTAGTGCTTCACGTTTTTGTGCAAACCAAGGGTGTACATGACGCATTATAACGAAACCTTCGTTTAATACCATTACTGTAAATCCTATCCAAAAAACTATACCTGTCATAATTTAATCTACCTGTATTGCTGGGATTGCTTTAAATAATTTTGTTTTATCTTCTTTGTAATTTTCTTTAGCATACTCTACATAGTTATCCATAGGCTGTTGTTCTTCTGTAATACTTGGAAAGTTACCATCTGTACTAAAATATAGATTGTGTTTATACCATTTATTTTCTTCGTCATCAGTTTGCCATATAGCGTCTTCAGGACATTCAGGAACACACACGCCGCAATCTATACACTCATCAGGATTGATCACTAACATGTTTTCTCCTTCATAAAAACAATCAACAGGGCAAACACTGACACAGGTTGTGTGTTTACAATTAATACATTTGTCGTCAACTACATGTGTCATATTAGACTAGCCAGTTATATATAGCCCTTAATGCTAACAGCAGGTACATTCCTTCCATTAATGCTCTTGGTGTATCACCATCTTTAATTCCAAAATAAATCCACATACTACAACTCACAGATGCAATTGCCCAACCTATCCATTGTGTGCTAGGATTAGCATTTGAAAGAATAAATGCAGCAATTATTGCAAGCAAAAAACCTACCCATCTTGCTCCATTTATGTCGTGATAGTATCTTATCTTCATAGTCTACCTAACTTAATTAACACTGCTGCTAAATTAATCTCAGGGTCAGCAACAAGCGTATGATCTACTAATCCTTGTTTGATTACAAGTACAGCAGTATCTTGTTTTTGTTCATCGCCGAATATAGATATATTATCATACAACCAACGATATACTTCTTCCATTTCTTCAGCACGTAATTTGCCACATAGTAACTGCCTTGCTTCGCTAATCTTTCCAGCCTTAAATAGTTCAACCATATCGAACTTCCAGTCTGCTTCACCTTCGTCACCTTTGCTAGGAGCATGAAGTTTGGCATCTGTAACGTTCTGCTGTACCATATTTATACATTTACGCAAGTCTGGATATGTAGCCTTAACATACAAATCAAGTGTTTCAAGTTCAACATCTACTTGTTCTTCAACTAGAATAGTTGCAACTCTTGCAGTAAATTCTGTTTGATCAATACGTTCAATATGATAGCCTTGACACCTACTGTGTATTGCAGGAATAATTCTGTTTGGATAGTTACAAGTTAAAATAAATCTTGATGTGCTATGATACTCTTCCATAACACCACGTAACGCTGCTTGTGCATTAGGAGACAAGTAATCCGCCTCATCTAATAGTACAACTTTGAAAGGACCAAATGGAATCATTTGTACAAAGTTTGTGATTTTATTTCTTACTTCGTCAACACTATTTGTTCTACTAGCGTTAAGTTCTAATACGTCATACTCTGGAATTTCTAATTCATTTATAAGAATCTTTGCCATAGTAGTTTTGCCGATACCGGCTGCACCACTAAACAATAAATGAGGAATACTTTTTTCCTTAATCCAAAGTTTTGCTTGTTTACGTTGATTTTCATCTCTAAAAACATAGCCATCTAAGTTCTTAGGACGATATTTTTCTACCCATAAATCTTTCATTTTGCCTCACTTATCCTTTTTCGTAATCCACTTGTACTAAATGAATGTTGTCTACTATTATAATGTATTTCTATGCCTTTGTCAACACATAATTGTTTGCCTGTAAAATCCTTATTTTTGTATTCTTCTCCAATAAAACGGACGTCAATTTTATAGGTTAACAAAATATCAACAAGATCTTGTTCTGTAGCATATGGAATTATTTCGTCAATATATTTGCAACCTTCTAGTTGCACGTATCTTTCAAATACACTTTGTATTGGTTGATTTTTTTCTGGACGATCTATTGTTGGATCTGTTTGTATGCCGACAATCATATAATCACAATTACTTCTCGCCTCCTTCAACATTGCAACATGTCCACTATGAAATAAATCAAAAGCAGACGCTGTAAATCCTACACGTTTGTCACTCATAATATACTGCCTCTAGTTTAATAGGATTGCTACCTGTTGCATGGCCTGCAACTTTAGTATGACAATCTCCTGCTATTCCTTTTAACAACGCTCTTTCTAATTTTGCCTGAGCATATGTTAATTTGTGATTTACTTTACTAACGATATCATTTGTTTTTGTATCGTCTTTGCGAGTCTGCAATGCAATTATACCTTGTCCAACCGCTGGAACAATAGGCAATCTTATGTAATCTCTTTTAATACCTAATGCATCTAATCCTGCTTCTGCAAGTACAATAGCATCATATTCACCTGCATCTAATTTTGCAAGTCTAGTATCTATATTTCCTCTTATAGGTTTTATTTGTACATGATGATTTTCATATAGTTGTTCTAATTGTGCTTTACGTCTAGGACTACTTGTTCCTATAATACAACTATCAAATACTTTGCCTATTATAACATCATAAGGTCTTGCACGTTCCAACACCGCGCATATATGTAGATCTGGATGTTCTACATCTCCAGGCATATCCTTTAAACTATGCACTGCTACATCAATAAGTCCTTGTACAAGAGCTTGTTCAATAGCATTGCAGAACACACCCTTGCCTCCAATCTCATGTATAGGAGTATCAGGATGAAGGTCTCCGTCCGTTTTGATTATTTCTATTTGACCTTCGCCTAATGCATCGATTGCTTTTTGCGCATAGGTCAAGGCTAACTTACTACCACGAACTCCTACTTTCAAACGGTTCTCCTTCCATCAAACACACATACAAAATATAGTTCTACTGTGTCTGCATGGACACGATGAAAGACACCATCTTGTATTAAAACTGTGTCCCCTGCTTCTACTTTATGCATTACACCATCAAGTTCCATGGTGCCATGGCCTTCTATAAACATATAGACTTCTTCTTGTCCTTTGTGGAAGTGTCCAGATGTACTTTTCTTTGGATTTAATCGAGTGCTACTTACAATAAGATTTTTAAGGACAGTGTTATCTTTTACAATATATCTATCGTCCTTTTTAACAACAGTTCCTTCAATGTTTAAAGATTTAAATTTTAAACCGTCACTGTAAATCTTATTTTGATCAGACACTACAAGTCTCCATCTTTTCTGTTTTCAGAATAGTGTACGTCAAACTCTCCGCCTGGATATCTTGCTTTTAGTTTGTTAACATTTTCCTCTACTACCTCGTTAGGGTCCAAGCCCAAACTACGGCAAGAGTTAATCCAATACCACAATATATCACCAAGTTCTCGTTTACAATGAAATACAGTTTCATCGTCCATTGGTTTACCTTGGAATATACATTTTTTAACAATTTCTGCAAATTCTCCTCCTTCTGATGCAATACCAATAGCACCTGTCATTAGTAGTGCTGTGTTAATATTAGGGTTGTTTGATTCTATATCCTTTGCCCTATAAAACATTTCACTAAGTTGGTTGCTTTCCTTTGATGTAACTTCTTGTACAAATTCCTTGTACTTGTTTAGGTCAACTTGTGCCAATTTTTACTCCTCTTTATTTTGATAGTTCTTTGAACTCAGGACAACCGTCATCTGTACAATAATCCTCAGGGATTTTGTGTTCCCAATAGATGAACTTATCTCCTGTTTCTTGATTAATTACAGGAATACTATATTTGTAATCATCTGCTGGGCGTTTGCCTACGTATTCAAATTTATATCCTAATTCGCGTTCTTGTTTAACTTGTGCAAAAAAGGCAGAATTATCATACATAAACAAACCTGCAATTGTCACTAATACTGCTGTGAACATTATAACTCCTTGTTAGCGTTATTATAGTTTATTATATACTATCTGTTTATTGTTGTCAAGTATTCTGGTAAATATTTTTATAACATTCGTTATGAAAAAGGAGAATCCCATGATTAAAAATCTTAATGTAAGCCTTGAAGTAGGCCAAGAAATCCTTGTTGGAAAAAATAACAGTAAGGCAAAGATTACCAAAATTGAATTTCATCCAAAATCCGGGGAGGTATCCATAAACACAACAAGAGGCCCTAGGAAGGCCTTGACATTTAGATTGTGTCCTGAAAAAGTTTATAGTTACTAAGTAGCACCGAACATGCCGGCATCAAAAGTCGCTTTAGATCCGTCTGAATATTCTTGACCAAAGTATGCAAGATCATGAGGTTCCTCATCTTGCCAAGCAAGGATTGAATCTGTTTCAACTTTTTGTAATTCTATTTCTTCGTCATGTTCATTTTGAACTTTAATTTTTCGTGTCCAGCGACCGTGTTCAATTAGTATCCAATCGCCTACGTTATAAGGATCTTTGTTTTCGTGTCCTTTTGCATACACCTGAGCCCATCGTGGTTTAACTCCGTGTGCCTTGGCATCGTCAGATTGAATAATTATGCCTCCTGCTGTTTTAGTTTCTCCAAAATGCATTTTATGCACTAAAACATCTCCACGGATGGCTTTGATTTTGCCTTTAATCATATGCAGTAACCTTTCTATTGTTTCTTAGATCTATTTACAACTTCTTCTTGAATTGCTCTAGGGTTTTTCTCGTAATAATCTTTAAGAATATCCTCTCTTGTTCTTACTACTTTTCCACCCTTGCCAATTTCATCACCGCGAGCATTTACTTTCATATTACCAACTGCTGGTAAAGTTTCATTTTTAAGATTAAGTTTTTCCATATCAATCTCTTTGCCACGCATGCTTTTAACTGTTCTAGCCATTTTAGTCTCCTTGTTTAAAGAATTCGTTAAGTGGTATATTGTATTTAATCGGATCAATCTTGTGGACCCCTAATATGTGAAGCACAAGACTTGCTACGCTTGAACCTCTTCCTACACCCCAAACAATATTATTTGATCTTAATGTATCTACTATGTATTTTACCTGTTTAAGTAGCATCATAAGATTTCTTTTTTCAAATTCTTTAAGTTCTATATTTACTCGTTCTATTTGTTCATCTGTTTTGCATTGCATTAAAACAAACTTTTCAATATCCATATTTTTATAACTGTCGGGCATAAACCAATTGTTTGTATCTAATTTATTTTTTGGTTTAGGATAGTTGAGAAATTCTTTGTTTATTCTATCTATGTACTGGTCAGCATTGTCTATTACACAATGCTCTAATATATCAGCACCGTGTTTTTTAATACCGTCAATTACTTCTGTGATTGTGTTAGTCGACATTTATAAGTTGATCCAAATCCTTATCTTCATCATTTGTTTTTATAGGTTGCATTGCTCTTCTACGTAATTCATCTCTATATATTGTAACAAATGTTTGGAGTTGTGTCAACAGTTCACCATTGCCTAAACGTGCGGCTTGGGTATATTTTTTGCCCAATTCGGATATTTTCTGTGTTAATTCAGTTTCTGATAATAATTTTGGGTCTTCTTGGAAAGGGTGAAACATTATGCAAATGCGCCAATATATCTCATGTATATAACCGCAGTGCTGTGTCTGAATACTTCAATAATGACTGGATCTGTTGCTGAAGTCAACGTTAGTACAGGAGTTCCGCCGCTTGTGTAACCTGGAAAGTCTTTGCTTTTAATAATTGTACCGCCGGAAGTTAAAAAGTTTACAGTTCTAGATGACCCATCGCTATATAATTCAAGTGTTACTTTTCCCATTCCGATAGGAGTTGACTCGCCCGTATATACAGGATCGCCAGGAAAATTTAAAAAGTCTATATTCATACTGGCGCCTATTCTATATATTTGGTAATCGCCATTTTGATAATCGATTGTAGTTGGAGATGCATCTACAGATCCGCCGTCAAATTTGCCTACTCTATTGTTAAGAAGTACGGCTCTAGAAATTGATTTAAGTTCAAAATCATTATCTTCATCCTTAAACGCAGCATTTGTAAGGATATCTGTCAGTTCGTCTTTTGCGCTTCTTAAACTTGTTTTTATTGTATCTGCATTATCTCTAAAAACTTGTGTGTCATTATCCTGCCCTGCCACAGGGAAGTTTTCATTAATACTTAGGTAGTTTATTAAACTGTTATTTGATCTTGCCACGTTATTATCTCCGTTGTATTCAGTATATATTTATCATATTGCAATCTAGCTCGGAATGTTTTTCTGAGCGAATGGCTTTTCTTCTGTAGATTTTGATGCATTATTAGCATGATTTGTTATTTTATCTTGTGGAAACTGCACATAAGTGTCTTGTATTTGCCCGTTTAATATATCAATTACGTATCTATCAGCAGTAAAGTCAATAGTTTTAAAGTCAAAACCACTAGATTTAATCCTACTTATAATTGAATCTGCTCTATTAGGCTTTGCATAACAAAGTACAAGGGCTTTTGTAAAACCCAATTCATAGGTGCTTGTTTGTTGAATGCTTCTCATCCACAATGGCAAAAATTCTCTATCTCTTTCTCCTATTTCGGATATTCTTTTTCGCATATTTTTTACAGAATTAGGAAAAACTCTTTGTAGATCAGCATCACTTGCATACGGAATATCGCTATCTATAGTGATATTATCATAACTAACAAGAACTTTGCTATTGCTATTGTCTGGAAGATTTATTTCACTAGAAATACTTTTATTATCTTTTTCATATTCATCTACTAAATCAACATATACCACTTCATATAATACTTGTTGCGTAGTAGAGTCTTTCGCTTGTGCTTTTTTAATAGGTCCAAAAGTAAAACGTTTATTGTAATGGTTCCTACTTAATGCCTGTACAACAGGAGTTGCAGAAGTGCTTTCTATTCCTGCAAATATTAAACTTTTTATTTCTGTTTGTATACCAAAATTTGTATCTCCGTATCTGTATATATCGTCAGGTACAAAAATAGTTGCATCTGTAATAAAGTTAAACCAATTAAGTCTTTTATCTTTATTTTGGAATGCTTTAACAAAAATATTTGCAAAAGATTTTTGACTGTCTGCAACTACTTTAATTGTAAATGTTTTAGTATCTTTTGCAAGTCCAGATGAATCAGATGCTTCCACTGTAAAAGTGTAAACTTTATCATAGGTAGTAGTAGATGTATCAAATTTTGTATTGTAGGAAATAGTTCCTGTGCTGTCTACAGTGCTACTATCTCTATCAAAAAATCTTGTTAGTCCTTGTTGGTCTGCATCAGCAAATTGTGTAACTTTGCCAGTAATATTTCCGTTTGATAAAAACTCTAATCCAGGAGGTAACTCTCCTGACGTAATAGTATAACTTACTCTACCGCCGTATAATAAACTTGTTGCTTCTACGGCTTTTCTACTAGGTTGGTTAGGTTTGATTATACCTAAATCACTATCAGTGTTCCATTCTATACTGCTATCTATCTCGCCTATTATGTCTACTGTAAATGTTTTGTCAGTAGTTCCTACCCCAATTTCCCAGTATATGCTATTAGGCGTAATTGGCAATTGATTTATGTTTTCTTGTTTACAAACATATACAAATCCGTCATATCTAACTGCTTCGTCTGTTTCATAAAATCTTGTAGAACTCCAATCACCAACAAGTGTGTAATTCTGCTGTGCTATACTTGCTGGAAAGTTCACTGCTTTAAGAGTAAATTGATAAGTTTTTGTAACAGCAGCCTGGTATGGAACCTTACCTGCAAGTTCACCAGTTGTGTTATCTATCGCAAGTCCAGGGGGTAATGTACTAGGAGTTCCGTCAGGATTATTTTCAACAATAAAATAACTTATTACACCTGAAAGTGTTGGCGGATCATACACATCTAAGAACAGTGTGATATAATTGTTTGCTCTGTATCTTCCTAAATATGAGTCTGTAATCCAAAAAGGAACTCTGTTGCTGGTTGCATCTGCTTGGAAAAGATTTGTATCAACTTGTACTAATGTGTTGTCCGCTCTCAAAAATTCTTCTGAAACAACATATATTTTAAATATTCTGTTGACTGCATTTATTCCATCTGTAATTGCTATACCAAATGTATAAACTCTACTTAATTTTTTTGGAACAATTCCTTGTTCGCCGTAGTCGTAATATTGATTATCGTAAAAAAAAGAATCAAAACCTAGACTGTTATTTTGTGCTATGTCTAAAGGTACTGTATCAAAACTAGCAGTATCATATGCTCCTGTTACTGAGGTTGTATAATCAATGGCTGGAATAGGTTGAGTAAATCCGCTTATACGTCCTGTCTTTGAAAGTTTTAGACCATATGGTAATATTCCACTGTTAGGCACTAGGTAATATTCAAGAGTTTCTCCTGCTACTACATCATCGTCTGTTGCTTCTAATTGAAAGTCTACCGGTGCATCATCAAGAACAAAGTACGCCTGTCCTGGTCCAACATTTAAGAATCCTTCTTTAGTAATCCATTCGGGAATGTCTGCACCATTTACGCTTATTTTAAAAGTTCTGTCCTTTTCTTTATCATTATCATCAGCACGAATCACAAATCTATATTCTGTAAATTTTGTTACTTCCGCTGGTGATCCTTTAATAGTACTTCCAGATAGTAACATACCCTTAGGAAGTTCTCCTGCTATTACAGAATATTCAATTGGATTGTTTGTATCTGTTGTTGCTTCTATAGAGACTGAAGTAATAATTCTTTCTTCAAGTGTTCCTAGGTCTCCTGCTGGCGTTATCCAAGTCACTGCCATATGTGGTTATCCTCCTAGGTTAGACCGCCACAATCGAGGTCAATATCTGATGTAAATGTTAGTGTTCCAAAATCTATATTTGCTGTTTGCATTGCTAACTGTATTGCATTTTGATATATACCGTTAATAGATCCAAAATCATAAGTCTGCAAATACTCAGTTACAGGAATAATTGTTTTAAAATTTACTGCACTGCCCGAAGTTGTTACTTCTATATCTTTTACACCAGTTTCAGAATCAGGTGCTGCTATTCCTTGTAGTGTAATTTGTTCGTGATTTGATGCTAACATACTACCGCTGTCAGTATCAAATCTTATAAAAGCATCTTCCTGTGTTGTATTAATAGTAAGTACATCTGCAGATTCCTCAATAAGGATTTTCGTACCACTTACAAGTGATTTAAATTCTAAATCATTATTTGTTTTCTGTTTAAATACACCTGCACCAAGTCCGCTATTAGATGCTGTAATTGTAAGCCCTGTATTAAGTTCAGAAAAATTAGCATTTACTTTTAGAAACGCAGTTCTTAGGTCATCACCTAATCCGTCATTAACTAAATTTCCTACATTAATTGTTTGTAAATCTGCCATTTTGCTTTCCTATTTGTTATATTTATCCTGTTGGTGCTG